CACTTCCATCATTATAATACCAGTTTGGATGATAGCGTTTCTTCAAACCAATACCATCGTCATCTGTTCCTGCTGTGATATTACCACTTGCACCTTCCAAGAAAGTCTGGAATACCATTTGGTTTTCCCACTTACTGAACCATTGCATTAATTGTGGTCTGGCTTTTTCCATCAGTTTATAGATTGCAACACGCTGATTTGCCATAGTACCAGATTTAGCTGTTACTGCTTTTCTCCACTGATTTACATATACCCGAAGGTATTTCATTACTTGATCTTCGCCTGTGCCTTTTAATACTGTATCGCCATAAACAGGGTCTCCAATTAATTGCATCAGGAAAGGAACAAGCATATTATCTCGTCCTTCTTGAACAAAGTGGTTGAGCATTTCGATTGGTTTACCAGATGGAGTCATTTTTACATTGCCGTTTTCACCTTGTTGAATATCGGTGAATCCTGCAAATTTACTCCAAAACGTATTATACCAAGTCTCTTTCTCAAACTCTTTGTTAAGAATCGCTACGTTCCGAATGTCATTTACTGCTGCTTCCATAGCTTATCCTTTATTAAGTTTTTCTCTCAATTTTTTCAGTTGTGGAACTGTAAGTTTATCAAGTTGTTTATTCATGTCTTGCTCAGAACCAGAAAAATCTATTGTAATGTAAGATTTTTTAGATGTAGCACCAACATTAACTACTTGCTTTTTAGTAGCTTCTTCGATGTCATTACGTGCCTTAGCTTCCGATTGTGCAGAGAGTATCTTTCTATACTTGTCAATACCATAAGCCTTCATGAGTGAATACTCATAATCCTCTTGGGATAGTTTAGGTTCTTTAGATACTGACTTTGCATATTCAGTTATTCCTTCCCAATCTTCATCAGAAAACTTTAAACCATAATCCTTGTCATATTTAGAACGCTGTTCTTCTGCAATCTTCTTATTTGAATCTCCAACTGCAATATTCTGGACTGCTTCATTAATGAAAGTTTCGGTATAACTTTCCTGATATTCTGCTTTACGGTCATGTAACTTTTGCTGTTTAACTTGAAGTTCTGCAATTTCATCTTCGTCAATGTCTTGGTCAAGTTTGTTAATCTTGTTCTGAAACTCTGTGATTTTCTTGTCTGTTTTCGACATTTCTGCTTTGATGTCTTTTGATGTTTTGGGAATATCCCTTTTCTCAGCACGAAGTTCGCCAAGTTCGTTAGTTAGATTTCCCCGAAATTTTTCGGAATCGTATAACATTTTTGCTACTTCGCTTGTAGATTTACCTTTAATCTTTTCTAAGAATCCATCCGGTAAGTCAAGTTGTTCGGTAGAAGTTTCTTCTGTTTTCACTTTCGTTTCTTCAGAGACTTCTTTTTCCGAGCTTTCCTCTACTTCAATTTCTTCGTCAGTTTCGATTTTTACGACATCATCTTCAACAATGATTTCTTTCTCTTGTTCCATGTGTTCCTCCATTCTCCCTTGCGGGGTGGCTTTATTTTATCACTTCTGATAATTTCTTCCAACCTTTATCGAATACACGCCATTCTCCATCTTTAATCATAAATTTGGTGAAACCTAATTTCTTGGCTTGCTCCATTGGATGATTTTCATCTCTATTGGAATGATATGGTGTATTCATTAAAGATATTTTTAGTTTATCAACATGAGCCATATGTTTATATCCCCTGTTTTTATATCTATATGCCTGATATTTTTCCGCTTTTTTTATTTTATCCTGTACTTGGCTGTTTGGTATCTTGAACAATGTTTTCCTCCAACCCTTGTGCTGTTGAAACTATTGACTGCATCTGTGCGTCTGCTTGCTGTTGTGCTGCAAGTTCAGCCTGAACTGCTTGACGTGCTTTCATAAATGTAATCCATTCGTTCTTATCTCTTATATTGCTATGTTTAAGGACAAGTTCTAATGGAATATCCTGTAGTGTAGCACCGGCTGAAATTAAGATATTCATAAAGGCGATATTTTGTTCAAATTGTTTCTGCAATCTATCAGGTGTATTTTCTCCTTCGTCAAGAATTGCTCTTGCTGATAAGTTTCTCAAATCTAATTGGATATTGCCTTCATAGTTTAAATTAACTAATTCCCAAGATAGACCATTTTCGGTTTGCACTTGGAGTGGTCTGTCATCTTCAAAATATACATAGCCAGATAATTCAACGTAATCTTTCGCTAAAAGTTCTCTTGTATGAGCTAAAACTTCAAAATATGGATTAGTGGAAACTTGACTTTGGATTAGTTTCTGTTCATGTAATACGCCAGATTCACCACTTTTTTCAGATAGTCCCTCCATTGCAGGAGTTACCCCTAAAATATCATTTATGAATCTCGTATTATTGCCCACGTCAACCAAAATCTGAGGGGGAATTTGGGGGTCGGGGTCAGATTTTGGCACATTCTTCATTGACGTGAGCGGGATAACTTGGTTAGGTTGATTCCCAACCCTTTTCATTGCATCAATAGCGTCTTTTTCGTATGCTGGTACATATTTATTCTTGCCAAGACCCTGTGTAACCCAATCTACTTGCTGATTCATTCCCTTATTTATGCGGTCTTGAACGTCTAAGATTAAATAGATAGCTGAAGTCTGTTCACATTTAGGCATATTATAGTCAAAACTAAAACATGGAAAACATGAAAAGCGTCTGGTTGGGAATGGAAATGCTTTATTCTGAAGTTCTATTCCCTCAAAATACGGAACTATAGTTGTTATATAAATCCTATCATCAGTTCCTTTCTTTATTAATTCGTATTCATCGTAATTTTTTAATTCTTTATCGGTAAGTTTTACATATCCGTCAAGAGTTGGTATTCTTACTACATTGATATTCACCATACGTCTTTCTTCTAATTGTAGAAGCTGGTATCTATCTCCTTTCTTATATTCGTTGGCTGCATCTTCTCTTTCTGCTAAAGTGTCTATTCTGTCAATAACGTCATTCCACCAGTTTTTTTCGTTTTCATCTGGTGATTTTGGACTGAACTCACGTTTAATCTGATCTATTGTAAGCCAATCTTCTAAGATTATATATCGTGCATCCATCATATCAAGTCTGCGAAACTCTGGGTCTGTATGTACTGAACGTAAACTATCTAAGACATCATATTTAAAATTCAAGTAGCCATAATCATCAAGTTCTATCTTACGTTGAATCCAACCGCCAGTAGGATAAATAAGACCATCTGCAAGTATCTGAACTAACTTCCTTTCCACTTCTTCATTTTCTACAATAGATTTCCAATTGTCGTTAAGAACTTTCACTACTGGCATGTCAATATCATAGTTAGGAATTATCTTTGCAATTCTGCGATTTAATTGCTCATTACCCAATAATACATTCAGCTTAGACTGTATTAGTGGATATTTAAGTAATGGCTTGCCATATTTATTTGCATCAGATTTCTCTTGATCTGAATATGGATTGTTTATAACTGCATTTACACACTTCTCTGCCTGTTTTCGTGCAGTTTCCCATCCATCGGTACTTGCATTTTTCAACTTAATTATCTTGTCTAAAGCAGTAGTATCATTTGCCATTAGGCTACCTTCCAACTTGTATTATTTTTATTTAATCTTTCAGTTAATTTATCTCGCCAACTTTTCTTTTTAACTTTCTTATCACTAACACCAGAAGCACGTAATTTCATTACAAAGTATCTATCTGAGTCGTAACCATGATCTTCAGCTTTTGTATCTACATCATTAGGGTTTTTAGGGTCTGACGGAAGATTAGGCATATTCTCTCTGGAATAAGCACAGCAACTCATGTATCGCATCTGAGAAGTTCCATCTTGCCTTATTCTGAGAACTTCTAGCATAGCCATTGCACCCTGCTCACGTTTATTGATCCCTTCGATAAGAGTAATCCCTTCTTGATTGTAATAGTCCCAAGCCGTAATAAAACCATCACCAGAATCCATGTTCTGCCAGAATGATTTAGGGTCGGCTATTTCCATTTCAAAGTCTGATGCTTCTAGGTTATAATATGTTTTGAAATACTCATTGGTATATCTTGCCTGTTCCCTTGCGGTTAACTTACTCTTAATTATTTCATCAAATTTAATTATTTCATTTGTTATATTGTGTACTGCATAAGCACCACATGCCCAAGCTGACTTTTCTGCATAACCATAATCGTAAGAACGATAAAGTCTATAATCTCGCCAATCAAAATTAAGTTTCTTATTTCTTAAATCTGCTTTATCTTTTGCTTCATAAAATTCCAGTTCATCTAATACGTGAATATCTTCATCCCACATATCAAAGAATTGTCCAGCGAATACATTCCAGTTACCGAATAACCACATCTCACGCAAGATTTTATTCAATCCCATTAAATAGCGGACATAATTCTCGTTTTTCTCTGCTAAATGCGGATTATCAAATACTAAGGAAGGAATAAACTGTACTGTAAGTCCTGTTTCTGGGTCTTTTGCAGGAGGACTTCCCTTTAATGGTTGATAACTAAGGTTATATTTCTCTAAGTAAACTATATCACCGTCTTTCTCAGGTGGACATAAATCTACAAAGTGTTTTTTAACCCAAGCATGACCCTTCTGTCCAGGATTTGTAGTGTATATTTTTTTTGCTTTTATGTGTTCATGCGTTGAGCGGCAACATGAATTTATTACATCAATGTATTCTTTATCGAATTGAGTTAATTCTTCTACACTAACACGCATAAAGTTAGCACCAATAAAGAAACCTAAATGTTCTTCTTTGCCACAAGGTCTCAGCCAAATAGAAGCACCAGAAGGAAACCTATATTTCTTTTCCGATTTTAACCACTTACCATTATAAGACCGATATACCTTATCACATTCTACTTTTGTATTAGCTAGTAACTCAGGTTCGGTTTTACGAATTATAACACCCATATATTGAGGATAGTCTATTAAGAGTTTATAATAAAAGACCTTACCATCTTTAACTGTTCTGCGATAACCCTTTACATCTAATTTTCTGCGTTTAGTTTGCCGTTCAGTCAACCATTCGACAGGCTCTAATGCCATTTTCGCAGCGTTAGTAAAGGATTTGCCTCCACCCCTTGCACCACCAATGAGCAATTCATCTGCGTCACTCTGCATTATCTCTATCTGTCGTGGTAAAAATTCCATTTATTCCCCAAATAAAAAAGGCTACCGCAAGAATTGAATCTTGTCAGTAGCCTCGATTGTTTCGATAGCTGGTTTAGGTTAGTCTATATAGTCTTTAAAAACATTATAAAAATATCGAGCAGTTTTTAACCAAATCCATTTCTTGTCTTCCATTGTTGGAAAACAATGAGTTATCAATTTTTTGTATTCTTCTTCTGTTATTTCTGAACATTCTTCTATAAATATATCTTTCATTTTAAACTCTCTGTTTTCTTTACATTCACAATTACACCATCTTCTATATTGATTTTGAATGAAGCGTATTCTTTATTGGTTATTGACCTTTCGATTAACTGCTTGAGTCTTTCGTATGAGATTTTCAGACAACCCTCCTATACTGCTAAATAAACTATACTGAATACTACAAATATCGGAATCCAGACCCAACCTTTAGGGTGTGGGATAAAAAGCCATTTGCTTGTTTTGTTGTGTAGTGGATTATTATATTTAACTAAATTAAAGAACATTTCATATACTGCTATTCCTGAGATAGAACCAAGAACAGTTCTAAAAAGCCATGTCCATTCGTGTAATCCTATGCAGATAGCACAGATCATTATAACAATTCCAAGATTCTCTAAGATTCTGTATAAGTGATATTCGTCTTGATTAGATTTAGTTGCAAAGAATGGATTGTTTGTCGTTGCGATTGCTTCTGTTATTCCCTCAAATAACCAGTATATATAAAGTCCTGCTAAGAATAGTATCTTCATTCCATCGCCTTTTGCAATCTATGGATTACTGCGTGTTCTTCTGCTAAGTAATAGCCTTCACCAAAATCTCTTGCAATTGCTAAGTGATAAAGGTTTTCTAAAAGAACATGCAGAATTTCGTGGTGTGCCACTGATTTTATGTAAACTATCTTGCTTCCTTTAAACTTATCAATATCAGTATTTAGTTTAATTAAAACCATTTTAGATTTAAATGTTGATTCAGTTGTTGCTACGATATTATCACCAATAAATTCATGAGAAAACTCGTATTCCCAATTATTCAAATTAAGTTTATCTATCCACTTCTTGCACTCTTTCTTGAAGAGATCGAAGTCAGCTTTGGTGGTTTTCATTTCAAATACCACTTGCCACGAAAACCGATTGCATCTTCGTATCGTTTACCGAATGTTCTGATGAAGAATTGCTTGAATTTGTTCTGCATATCATATTTAAAGAAAGTTCGTTCCATCCATCCGATTAGCTTGACTTTTATTAAATCAGTCCAGTCAGAGTCACAACCTTTCATCCATCCAGAAGCACCATGTCTGAAAATATGTCTCTTGTCATAAACTCTTATGCCAATTATCGCACACCTTCCAAAATTAGTTTTCTCTTCTTCTATTTCCCAATCCATGCCAAGATATTTACCACTATTCATAATCATACTCGGTCGAAGAGTCTTCCCACTCGAATCCACATCCGCAAAAGTGACAGAAATTAACGTCTTTATCTACTACAGTATTACATCGAGGACATTCATATTGCCGGAAATCTCTGGATCGGTTAATTCCATCTTCTCCACCTATCTTGACTACATTATCAATTCCAATTATTTTAGATAATTCACCCATGAGAAACCTAACCCGATCTAAGTTGTATCTATCAACCGTTTCCTCAATTAAGTCTTCGACTAACCTTTCTTCGTCAACCATCTCTTTCCTGTGAATCGTACGAATTAAATCTGTTGAATCACCAAAAATAGGACAATTTTCCCAATTTCCACCTTCTGATATTTGACAGACTTCAACCCAAAACTTGATAGCATCTTTAGATAATAACAAATCATCCTGTGTTATTACTATTGGTCGGTTGTCGTAGTAGAAGAGACGTTGGTTTTCACAGTCACTCATTGTCCCATTGTTAAAATACGTTTTATCATATTTACAA